TGGCGTGGCATGGACTATCCGACGGCCAAGAAACTGCGGCGTGAATATCGGATGCTGTCTCGTCGGATATTCGACATGGCGGCAAAGAAGCGGGCGGCAGTGCGCTCTTGAGCGAAGGGAGAGTCGGTGGCACAGAAGCAACTCCCGTTCATGCCGCCCGTCGCCGTGTGCAACCGATGCAACGAGCGGAAGGCGACCAACGGCCCATGCCCTCGATGCGGAAGCCCTGAGTTTCGGCTAGTTCGCGTCTCTTAAGGCCATTTGGAAACTGGACATCGCGCGTATGTTCGGGGCATGGCATGGACGATCCATCACGGCGACAGCGTGGAGACGCTTTCCCGACTCCCCAGCGAGTCGGTTGATTCCGTTGTTACCGATCCGCCATATGCCGAGATCGACCGGCCATATGGCAGGCTGGCCGAGCCGGAATGGCATCGGCTCATGGATGGCGTTGTCGCTCAGGTGCGGCGAGTTTTGAAGCCCACCGGCAGCGCCGTTTTTATCCTCCAGCCCAACAGCGAGCGCGTCGGCAGAATGCGGCCGTGGCTGTTTGAGTTCATGGCGAAATGGGCGAGGGAGTGGAACATGGTGCAGGATGCTTGGTGGTGGAATCACTGCACGCCGCCCACCGTCCACTGCCACCGAAAGCGCGGCCTGATGCGGCCCAGCATGAAAGCCTGCGTCTGGCTAGGGCCGAGCGACTGCTACAGAAATCAAGACGCCGTGTTGATTAGCCCGGCAGAGGCAACCAAATCAGACAAGCGAGTGAATCGGCTTGAGCTTGGGTATGGCCCAAGTGGACTAAGCATGAGGCATGGTCGCGCCTTGTCTGCCTTCCGCGAGCGAGGCGGATGCACGCCGTTCAACATTGTCGTGTGCGGAAATAGCGATGCTTCAAATAGCAGCGGCGCTCATGGGCATGGTGCCGGAACGCCGCTCCCGTTAGCTGACTGGTGGGTTCGATATTTGACGCCAGAAGGCGGCAAGGTGCTCGACCCATTCTGTGGCGCTGGAACTATGGGAGTGTCGGCGGCCCGTCGCGGTATGGATTTTATGGGGATCGAGAAAGAGGCTGAATATGTTGCAGCAGCCAAATCTAGGATCGCGGCGGTTGATTCTGAAGCTGGGCCGCTGTTCGCCTGAAGTGCGCTACAGCGGCGAGAGACGGCCGCGCCGTACTGCAAGACATACGGCGTTTTGCCGTACTCTGACCACAGGCCACGATTCGGGCCAGACCCGAGCCTAACCACGGAGAGCGTTCAATGAGCCAGGTAAAGATCAAGCGGTTGTTTCGTGTGGTCGAAGCCACCGTCACCACTGCCACCAGCAGCAGCACCACGCTTCGCATGGATGACATGGCGGGCGCCGTGGTCGAGCTGCCCACGATCACCACGAATGCTGCCACCATTCAGGTGTGGGGCAACGACACCGAGAGCGGATCGTTCTGCCAGCTGTACGACGCAAGTGGCTCAGCGGCCTCCATCACGCTTGCCCCAAGCACCAGCAATCGGACGGCGTACGCCCTGCCAGATGCGGCTTTTGCGTTCCCGTACGTGAAGCTGGTGGCTGCTAGCACCAACGCCACGGCCACGGTCAACGTGGTCATGAAGTCTTAGTGCCCAACCGCATCCCAGCCCATCAGCCGTTGCGTCTGCGTGCCTCACGCCCGAGGCGGGATGACAGTACACGCCCCAACGCCGCAGCCCGTGGGTACTGCGACAAGGCCCACCGGGCTTGGAGGCAAGCGGTGCTGACGCGCGACGCTTGGACGTGCAGGCATTGCGGCCGCGTGTGCAGTGACAAGCGTGAGGCTCACGCCGATCACGTGGTGGCCATCAGCCAGGGCGGGGCACGCTACGACTTGGCCAATGGGCAGACGCTATGCATTGCCTGCCATGCACGAAAAACGTTGCAGGAGCGGCGCGACGCCGGGGCGGGCAAAAAACTATAGAAAGCAGCCGTAATAAAACCCCACGGTTTCCTCGCGCGTGCGCGGCGCAGGAATCCGACGCCGTTTTTTCAGGACATTTCTGATGGGCCGCAAACCCAAGCCAACCTCTATCAAAATTCTTGAAGGAACGCAGCGCGGGGCTCCGAAGCGCGAGCCGTCTGCACCGCCCGGCGCACCGCCGATGCCAGAGCGTCTGAGCGTCGAGCCGCTCGCGGTGGCCAAGTGGCACGAACTTGTTGACATCCTGTCAAAGATGGGCGTGCTGACCACGGGCGACGGCGAAGCGCTCGCCACGCTGTGCGAGGTGTACGCAGCCGCTCAAGCGTGTTTGCTGGAACTGCGTGCGAGCGGGCCGACGATCAAAACGGATCTTGGTGGCGTGAAGCCAAATCCGGCCGGCAGTTTGTATCGCGGCCTGGTGGTGTTGCAGGCCAACTTGATGGGCGAGTTTGGATTGACGCCCAGCAGCAGGGTGAGACTTGGCACAAAAGCCGAAGCCCCGAAAGACGATCTCGAAGCGTTCTTCGCATCCGAAGGCGCGTGAGCTGACGCCGGAAGGCGAAGCCAAGTACCGCCGAGTGGTGCGATTTTTTGAGGGTGTGCTGCGGCATTCCAAAGGCCAGCATGCCGGCGATCACTTCAAGCTTTTGCCGTGGCAGCACGACGCTTTCCGTGAGTTGTTTGGGCGGCTTAAACCGGACGGCACGCGGCAGCATCGGGTGGCGTACATCGAGGTGCCGAAGAAGAACGGCAAAAGCACGCTGCTGGCCGGCATCGCCCTGTACATGCTGCTGGCCGACGAGGAGCCTGGTGCCGAGGTGTACGGCGCGGCCTGCGATCGGGAGCAGGCCGGCATCATCTACCGCGAGGCCGCCGCTATGGTGCGGGCCTCGCCGGCGCTGTCCAAGGTGCTGGAAGTGGTGGATAGCCGGAAGACGATCATTCACCGGGCAAGCAATTCGTTCTACCGGGTGCTGTCGGCCGATGCGTTCCGTGCTGAGGGGCTGAATATTCACGCCCTGCTTTTCGATGAGATGCACGCCCAGCGTGATCGTCGGCTGTATGACGCCCTGCGCTATGGCGGCGCGGCCCGGCGGCAGCCGCTGCTCCTGTCGATCACCACGGCCGGCGAGCTCGACCGCAAGGCGCTCTGGTGGGAGCAGCGGACATATGCCGAGCGGTGCAAAGCCGACCCGACGCTAGACCCGGCTTTTTACGGCTGCGTCTACAAGGCCGACGAAGCGGATGACCCGTTTGACGAGGCGACGTGGCGGAAGGCCAACCCGTCACTGGGGCACACGATCACGCTGGAGTCGTTTGCCGCCGATGCGCTGGAAGCCAAGAACAGCCCCACAAAGCTCAACTCGTTTTTGCGTTACCGGCTCGACATCGCCACCAGCTCTGACGTGCGTTGGATTCTGCCTGACAAGTGGGCTGCCTGCGGCGGCGCGTTGCGCTCGCTCGACGGCCGCCAGGCGTACGTCGGCCTGGACTTGTCGAGCACCACGGACTTGACGTGTGCCGTGTACCTGTTTCCCGATGAGGACGGCACCTTCGACGTGCTGCCGTTCTTCTGGGCGGCAGCCGAGAACGCCCAAGGCCGAGCACACCGGGACAAGGTGCCTTATCTGGATTGGGCCAAAGAGCGCAACGAGTACGGGCCGCTGTTGCGGCTCACGGATGGAAACGCCACGGACTACGACACGGTGCGGCGCGACATCAACGAAATCAGCAAGAGATTCGTGATTCGGCAGATGGGCATTGATCCGTGGAACGCCCAACACATATCGCAGCAACTGCAAGGAGATGGGTTTGAAATAGTAGCGTTTAGGCAGGGATACGGCAGTTTCTCAAGCCCCTGCAAATTTTTGGAGACGCTCACGCTTTCCGGCCGGCTGCGGCACGCCAATCACCCGATGCTGTCGTGGATGGCAAACAACGTGTCGATTGAGATGAACCACGCCGGCGACATCAAGCCAAGCAAAAGCAAATCCACGGAACGCATCGACGGCATGGTGGCGTTGGTCGAAGCCCTTGGCCTGTGGCAAACGGCGACGGCGCCAAAGCCTGAACAAAACTGGGACATCGTCGCCATATGATCGCTCAAGCCGAGACGCCGGAAGAAAAAGGCTACCGCATCATCGATCTGCGTGGCGGCGGCTACAACGACGGCTGGAACGAATCGCCGGCCCGTGGCCCGGCCGGCATGCGGGTAACGCCCGAGACGGCGCTGCAGTGCTCAACGGTGCTGGCCTGCGTGCGGCTGATTGCTGAGAACGTGGCCACTGTGCCGCTGCACCTGTACCGCCGGCTGCCCGAGGGCGGCAAAGAGCGTGCCCGCGATCTGCCCCTGTACCGGATGCTTTCCCAGCAGCCCAACGGCTGGCAAACCAGCTTTGAGTTTCGGGAAATGCTCACGGCTCACTGCTTGCTGTACGGCAACGCCTATGCCGAGATCCTCAGCGGCAAGGCCGGGGCCGTGAGCGAGCTGCGGCCATTGCACCCCAGCCGGATGAAGGTGGAGCAGCTGGAAGACGGCAGCCTGCGGTACTGCTACCGCGAGCAGAGCGGCCGGGAAACCATCTACCGGCAAGATCAGATTTTCCACCTGCGTTGGCTTAGCAATGACGGCGTGATGGGAATGATGCCGATCACGCTTTCGCGTGACGCGATCGCCCTGGCCCAAGCGCTGGAGACTCACGGCGGCGCCTACTTCGGCAACGCATGCCGGCTCTCAGGGCTGATGGAGTCCGACAACCCAATCACGGTGGAAACGGCCGAGCGGCTCCGCGAGCAATTTGAGCGGATGCACAGGGGCGCTGACCGGGCTCACCGGACGGCCGTGCTCCCGCAGGGCGTGCACTGGAAGGACGTGCAGGGCACAAACGAGGCGAGCCAATTCCTTGAATCTCGGGCCTACCAGACGGTCGAGATATGCCGGGCATACCGCGTCGATCCTTCGTATGTGCAGGACAAGACGAAGGTGGGCTACGCCAGCCAAGAGCAGGCAGCCATTGACCTGGTGCAGCAGACGTTGCTGCCGTGGTTCCGGCGGTGGGAATCAGCCATCACCCGCGATCTGGTGGTGAAAGACGAAATCTATTTCGCGGAGTTCGATACCCGTGGCCTGCTGCGTGGCGATCTGGCGGCCCAGGCCAACTGGCTGCAGACAATGCTCAACACCGGCATCTACTCAATCAACGAGTGCCGGGAAGTGCTCAACATGAATCCGATCGGCCCAGACGGCGATCAGCGGTACATGCAAATGAACCTCACCACGATGCAGGGCATCGCAGCCACTGCGGCTGTTGGGAATGCTGGCGAGTCAATGCCTGCCGCCGACACCGCGCCGCAGTCGTACACCGACGGGCTGCTGGCCGCCCCGGCTGTTCGAGCCGCGCCCGACGCCGTGGGCCTCGGCGACTTTGTGTCGTGGGATTCGTCCGGTGGCCGAGCTCGTGGCAAGATCGACCGCGTGGTGCGCGAAGGCACGATCAACGTGCCGGGCAGTGACTTCAGCATCGAGGGAACGGACGACGATCCGGCCGCGCTTATCAGCGTGTATGAGGAAGTCACGGGCGGCTGGCAGAAGACCGACACGCAGGTGGGCCACAAGTTCTCGACGCTCACAAAGATCGACCCGCTGCCAGCGCCGCCGCCGGAAGAGAAGGCACAGCCAAAGCGCAGGAGCCGCAAGCGTGGCTAAGTACGACGGCATCGACTTCACGCCGCCCGAGGGCGTCCGCAAAGAGGCAGCGCGTGGCCTGGCGTGGCGCGACGAGTTCAACCGGGGCGGCACGGAAGTCGGAGTAGCCAGGGCACGCGACCTCTCGAACGGCGTGAACATCAGCCCCGACACCGCACGGCGAATGTCGAGCTACTTCGCCCGGCACGAGGTGGATAAGCAGGGCGAAGGGTTCAGCCCCGGCGAGGACGGTTTCCCGAGTGCGGGGCGTATTGCCTGGGCACTATGGGGCGGCGACCCCGGCCAGGCATGGGTAAACAAACTAACCAGGCAAATGGATGCCGCAGACAACGAGGGCCGAGCAATGACACCTGAACTTGAGCGCCGTTCCGTGGCGCTGCCGTTGACGCTGGAGACTAGGGCAGAAGGCAAGGCGTACATCGGCGGGTATGCCGCCAAGTACAACGTCCGCTCCACAATGCTCGGCACGTTCCGCGAGCAGATCATGCCGGGGGCGTTCACCCGCGCCCTCGAAGAGCAGTCGCACCCCGTTGTGGCTCTCTGGAACCACGATTCAAACTACGTGCTCGGCTCGACCCGCAGCGGCACGCTGGAGCTGGCGACCGATGACGAAGGGCTGCGGTACAGCGTTGAGGTGCCCGATACGTCGCTGGGCCGGGATCTCCAAGTTTTGATTTCTCGCGGTGACGTTTGGGGCAGCTCGTTCGCGTTCGTCATCGGCGAAGAGAGTTGGGACAAGGACGAGGACGGCACGGCCCTCCGCAGCGTGATTTCTGTGGATGGCGTGTACGACGTGTCGCCGGTGCTTACGCCGGCGTATGAGCAGGCCACCACCAGCGTGGCGGTTCGCAGCTATGAGCGGTTCCTACAATCGCACCGACCGGCGCTGAAGCTGCCGGCACTTCGACGGGATGCGAAGACCGAGACGGCGATTCGTAGGTTTCTGAGGCAGCATGGCCACAAAGTCCGGTGACGTTTGCCACTACTGCCGAGCTGCACGTTTTGGCGTGTACTCGACGGCTGAGAAGGGCGGCGTGTGCACCCGGTATCTGCGCTGCCCGCACTGCCGGAAGACGGCAAAGCACGTCGTGAAGTCGTGCGAGATTCGCCGCCGCTCGTTGCCTAACTAGGCAACAACCCGCGTCCCGCGTTCTGCAAGCAGCGGCACCTCCTGCCTTAGCGTGCGGATAGGTCACACACCTACCGCACACAGGAGCCAACGCACATGGCCGCTCGCGTCAAGGAATTGCTGGACGAACTCGCCTCCGTTCTCGCCGAGATGGGCGCTCTGGAAGACGAGGGCGCGGCCGAGGAAGTCGTTGAGGGCGAAGGCGTTGAGGCGGCGTCGGCTGATCGCTCGGTGGTGGAGGCCGTCGAGGCCCGCCAGGTGGCGTACGACGCGCTGGTGGCCAAGGCTGATCGGATCAAGTCCGCGATCGCCAAGGAAGAGGCCCGTGAGGCCAAGAAGGCCGAGCTGCTCAAGGTTCTGAACCGTGCCGCACCCGTGGAGGCCACCGAAATGGCAAAGCCCCGCATCGAGCCGATTTCCTTCCGTGGCCGGCTTCGGGCGTTCGACAACGTCGAAACCGCTCACCGCTGCGGCCAGTGGCTCAAGGCGCACTTCGGTGACGCCAGCGCCCGCCAGTGGTGCCGCGATCACCTCGGCGCCGAGTACCGCGACATGGGCGGCCAGGTGAACAGCCTTGGCGGAAACGTCGTTTTTGAGGATTTCAGCAACACCATCATCCGCTTGGTGGAAACCTTCGGCGTGTCGATGTCGTTGGCCCAGCGGGTCACGATGTCTTCGGACACGCTTCTGGTGCCGAAGCGGCTGACGGGCGTCACCGGGTATTGGATTGGGGAAAACACCACCATCCAGACCAGCGACCCCACGGCGACGATGGTGCAGCTGGTGGCCAAGAAGCTGGCCATTGCCACCAAGGTGTCGAACGAGTTGCTTGCCGATAACGCCATCAGTGTGGCTGATTGGCTCGCGCAAGAATATTCAACGGAGATGGCGTCGCGGATCGATGACGCCTTCTTCAACGGCACCGGCTCTTCGTCGTACGGCGGGATCCGAGGCCTGTCGCAGATTGATGACGGCACGCACACCGCTGGTGTCGTGTCGGCCGGAAGCGGCAACACGTCGATTGCGGCCCTTGACATCGATGACTACCTGCGGGCGCTCGCCGCTCTGCCCCGCTACGCGATCGGCACGTCGGCCTGGTACATGCACCCCAGCGTGTACCACAACAGCGTGCAGCGCATGATGCTGTCGAGCGGCACGGCTGGCAGCGGCACGATCGGTGCTCTGGCTGGCGGCAACACCGCGCAGAACCTTGCCCAAGGCACGCCCAACACGTTCCTTGGCCTGCCGGTGGTGTGGGTGCTCCGCATGAGCGCGACGCCGACCACGGGCCAGATTGCGGCCTACTGCGGCGATCTCTCGCTCTCGTCGATCATGGCGACCAAGAGCGACATGCAGATCGCGTCGAGTGCCGATCGGTACTTCGAGGCTGACCAGACGGCGTTCCGTGCCATCCAGCGGCTCGACATCAACCACCACAGCCTTGGCGACAACTCCACGGCCGGCGCGGTTGTGGCGCTCAAGTTGGCCTAACCCTGACACCCTTCCCTGGAGACTTTGAGACATGAACCACGCTTCTGGAACCAAGAGCGTCACCAAGGCCACGGCGAGCGTTGCGGCCAGTGCCACGCACTCGCACGAGATCGACTGTGCAGGCTTCAAGTACGCCAGCATCGACGTTGTATTCTCGCCGTTTACGGCGGCAACTGCAGCGTACGCCAGCGTGCTCAAGGTGCAGGAGAGCGACGCCAGCGGCTCGGGCCAGGCTGACGTGACGGGCTTGTCGATCACGGCTGGTGCCGGTTCGACGACCGGCGCGGCCGTCGGTGCCGTAGCCCGCTTCAATGTTGATCTTCGTGGCCGCAAGCGGTACCTGACGGTCGTGACGAGCCCTGGCAACACCGTGGCCATTGCAAGCAACGCCCGGCTCAGCAAGGCCGACGAGCATGCTGTGACGGCTGCCCAGAGCGGCGTGAACAACGTCGCCAGCCTCTGACGCTTGACGCACATGCGACAACGCCCACAGCGGGCGGCTGGGTACGCCCGGCCGCCCGTTTGGCGTTTATAGGAGCAACAGCGTGAAAGTCAGAATCGGCAACGTCGAGCACGATCTGCGAGTCGAGGCCGCATTCTCGGTGCCTCGGCTCGGGTTCATGGACAACTTCTTCTGCGTGATGCAGTCGCTGATGCCTCTTGGCATTCGCCCCACCAAATACACCGGGGCATTTTGGGAGCAGTGCTTGGACCGCGTCCTGCTCGACATCGTGGACCGCACGGACTGGATTCTGACGTGCGATTACGACAGCGCGTTTGAGGCCGACACGATTCAGCGGCTGATGACGGCGGCGCTGATCTCGGGGTATGACGCCGTGGCGCCGCTGCAGACGAAGCGCGACGATGGCGTCCCGATGTTCACGCCCGAGGGGCACGACGGCACCATCGGCCTGGTGCAGCTGCCCAACACGTGGTTTGAGGCGGTGATCCAGCCCGTGGCCACGGCTCATTTCGGGTGCACGCTGATTCGTAGCGAAGCACTCAAGAAGACCAAGGCCCCGTGGTTCTTGGGCACGCCCCGGCCTGATGGGCACTGGGGTGACGCTCCAGAGGGCGAGAAGACACGCATAGACCCTGACATTCACTTCTGGAAGGCGTTTCGCGCCGCCGGCAACAAGCTTGGCATTGCCCCGCAGGTGGCGATTGGGCACGCCGAGCTGAAGCTGACGTGGCCGGGCAGGGATCTAAAACCGGTCTATCAGTCGCCCAGCGACTACTGGAACAAGGGCGGGAAACGGCCTGCCGATGCTTGGGGATCAATCGAACACGGGGAGGCCAGCTGTGCCACGACCTGACCACGTCCTGCTGCGATTCACACGCTCCATGAACGGCTACAGCCGGGGCGCCGTCATTGAGTATCCATCCGGCCCGGCAAAGAGCCTGCTGGCCACAGGCGGCGTCGAGCTGGTGCACGAGCCCCAGCAGCCGCTGCTGGAAGTGGCCATGGTTGAACGACGCAGCGAAGTTGAAACAGCCGACGCCCCACGGCGTAGAGGGAGGAAAGCCCGATGAGGTATCGCAGCCTGGTGCGGGTTACTGAGCCCGCCGTTCACCCGGTGACGCTGGCCGAAGCCAAGCTTCACCTGCGGATCGACAACAGTGACGAAGACACCTTGATCACGTCGCTGATCAATGCAGCCACGCGCTGGGCCGAGGACTACTGCGACCGCACCTTTTGCCAGACCCAGCTGCAGATGCGGCTGGATTCGTTCTATGGGGCGATCGGAAGCCCGGTGCAGTTTGGGCTTTTGGCCGACGGCAACAACATTGAGGGCCGCCAGGGCACCATTCCCAATCTGGACATCGAGCTGCCCCGGCCGCCAATGGTGCAGGCCGGAACGGCCACGGCGGTAACGATCACCTACACGCCGAGCGCAGGGGCCTCTACTGCCACGCTGGCGACCACGGAATACCGGGTGGACAGGCAATCCACTCCCGGCGTTGCTAGGCCGCTGTACGGCCAGAGTTGGCCCAGCCACCTGACCGACCAGAACAGCACCACGGTGACGTGGTGGGCTGGGTACTCGGCTGACGGCACCAGCGTGCCCGCCCCGGTTAAGTCGGCCATTTTGATGCTGGTGGCCCATCTGTGGCGTAACCGCGAGATGGCGGCCGAGGCGGCGCTTACGGAAGTGCCGATGGGCACCAAGGCATTGCTCGACACCATCCGCTGGGGATCGTACCGATGATCGACGCTGGCAGCCTCACAGACCGAATCGTGATTGAGCAGGCGACCGAAACGAGAAACGCGGTTGGCGAAGTCTCGCTTTCGTGGTCTACGTTTGCCACTGTGTGGGCAGACGTGTCGGCGCTCTCGGGCCGCGAGGCCGAGCGGTATGGCCAGATCGTCGGCTTTACTGGGCACAAGGTGACAATCCGCGCGTTGGCAGGCGTGAAGCCCGCTATGCGCATTTTGTATGCAGGATCCCGCACGCTCGAAATCGGTGCCATCAACGAATACGAACGCGGATGGTACATGGAACTGATCTGCACGGAGAAGGCCGCCACATGAGCTTTCCAGAAGCCCCAGAAGCGTTTTTGTTTCAGCGGCTGACCAGCCAGACGGCCGTGAGCCAATACATCGGCTCGCGCGTGTACCCGCTGCTGGCTCCTACTGGCACTCCGCTGCCGCTCGTCATCTACCAACGCACAGCCGTAGAACGCCCGCAGAGCCTTGCAGGCAACGTCGGCAACCCTGTAGTGACGCTGCAGCTGACCACCTACGGCACTTCGTACACCAGCGTAAAGACGATCGCCCGAGCCGTCCGCCTGGCCGTGGACGGCTGGACGGGCACGACGGCCAGCGTGACCATCCAACGCACGACGCTGCAGACGGAGTTGGACGGTGTGGAAATGCCGCAGGATGCCCAGATGCTGCCCTACTACAGCGTGCAGCAGTCGTACGAGTTCAGGATCAACGAGGCGACGTGATGGCGCAGCCTGTGTTGAAGTTTGAGTTTCCAAGCTTCCCTGACTTGCAGCAGGCGTTTAAGGAATTGCCCAAAGGGCTGCGGGCAACCACGCAGGCGGCAGCCGTCAGACGCGCCATGCTCCCGTGCGTTGCCGCGCTGAAACAAAACACCGCAAGAGGGCCAACCGGCAACCTGCAGCGATCTGTTGCCATAAAATCAATTCGGTACAACAGCACCGGCACAGGCGTGGCTGTTGTTGGATTTACCAAGGCGGGCACCGGAAAAAGCAAGCCTGCGGCTCGCGGCAAGGTTCGCAAAGGCAAAGATCGGGCATTCCATCAGTTTTGGATTGAGTTTGGCATAGTCGATCGGATGCAAGCCCAGCAACCGATTGCACGCACGTGGGCACAGACCAAGGGGCAGGTTGCCTCCCGCATGGAAACCGAAATGCGGCAGGGGCTTGTGAACGCCAAGAAGCAGCTAGAAATCCGGGCTGCCAAAGCTGCCGCCAAGCGTGCCGCAGCCAGTGCGTAACTGCAAGGATTCCGCCCCTGCGTCATACGGTAAACGGTAGGGCCAGACGGCCCAAGAACCACAGGAGACATGCCGCATGGCTTCCGATTCTCAGGGCAATACCTTCGTTTTCGCAAGCGCCACGTACACCGTCACCAGCGTCACCGTGACGCCCGGCGGCGATCTGCTTGACGAAACGCACCTTGGAATTGCCAGCGGCCAAGGCCGCCGCTACCAAGCCCCAGCGCTCAAGGACGATGAGATCAGCTGCGAAGCGTTGGGCACCACCACCGTTGCCGTTGGAACGTCTGGTTCGCTTACATTTGGCGGCACAACCTACACGGGCATCGTCTCGGCATCGAGCGTTGCCTATGCCGTGGGGGAGCTGGTGAAGCAGTCCCTGACGTTCAAGGTTCGCTGATAGCCGGGAGGCCGGCATGGCGAACGTATCGCAGGGCACCAGCGTCACGTGGAACGGCGTTGCGCTTGGTGAGGTGGTTTCTGTGTCGGTGGACGGCATTTCGGCCGACACCGTGGAAACCACTTCGCGCACCTCAACGCAGCGATTTAAGGCATTCAGCAGGGCCGACACAGACCTTGGCGCCGTGAGCGTAACGGTACGCGCCGCCAACGCCATGACGGCCACCAACGTCGGCTTGACGGCTGCCTTATCAATCAGTGGTCCGAATGCTTCCTGGTCGTTTGCCTGCGCCTTCTTTGAAAAGTTGTCATGGCAGGCGAGCGTCGGCGAGTTTCAGACTTACACCGCCACCTTCAAACTCTCGGGAACATAACGCATGGGATTGGCTGAAACGATTCTGGCCGCTGATCAAGGACAAGCCATCAAGGTGCATGTGGCTGAATGGGGCTGCGATGTGTGGATACGCTCGCTGCCGCTTGGCGAGCTGCAGGCGTGGGAGTTGGCGTGCCTGCGATCGAAGGGGGAAGGCGTCGATGATTACCGCACCCGCTACCTCGCCAAGTGCCTGGTAGATGAGGCTGGCAAGGAAATCTTCACCGGCGATCAGCTGAAAAAGATCAGCGGCACCGTGGGTGCTCGGCTGTTTAAGGTCGCACAGAAGCACAACGAGCTCGACGAAAAGGAACTTGAGGACATCGGAAAAAACTAATTGACCGGCCGCTGGACGCATTCCCGCTGCTGCTGGCCGGTCACTTAGGCATGACGGTGCGGGAACTTGGCCAGCGCATGGACGTGGCCGAATACAGGCAGTGGTTGGCATTCCATCGGTACGTAAACCCAATCGGAGGCGAATGGCGGCAGACAGCACGGGTTGTGGCGGCAACGCTCGCACCGCACTGCGGGCGTGGGCGGCCACCCCGAGAAGATGACTTCATGCCAATCCAAAAGCCCCCGATGACTGCGGCAGAGATTGCCGCCGAGCTAAGCAAACTAAAGCGGTGACATATGGCAACGACTCTGGCACTGGCGATGCGGGCAAGCATGTCGGCCGGCGGTGTCGTATCTGGGGCCAACCAGGCTGCCGATGCCATGGACAAGATGGGGCGGCAGGCTAGGAAGACTGCCGCCGACGTATCCACCATCAAGAACATTGCCATTGGTGCTGTCGTTGCCAAAGGCGTGATGACGCTGGCTAATGCTTTTACGGACGCAGGCCGGGCAGCAGTGAACTACGCGGCCGGCGTCTCGCAATCTGTTGATCAGCTCAATGACTTGTCGGCACGCCTAGGCATCGGCGTCGAAGCCCTGCAAACGTTCAACATGGTCGCCAAACTGAGCGGAGCCGAGAGCGGCACTCAGGCGTTGCAGAAGCTTGGCGTATTGATTGGCCAAGCCGCTGAGAGTGGAAAAACCGAAGCGTTTGAAAAACTTGGACTTGATTTTCAGGCGTTGCAGTCAATGTCGCCAGAAGAGCAATTCCGCACCATTCAGCAGGCAATATCGGCGCTGCCGACGCCAGCCGAGCGAGCCGCTGCTGCCGTGGCGATGTTTGGCAAGGCAGGCGTCGAGCTGCTGCCGCTCATGTCGCAGAACCTTGACGAGATCGACGCCCGCATGCGTCGGCTTGGTGCCGTCGTGAGCACCGATCAAGTCGAAGCCATTGGCCAGATGAACGACTCGCTCGACATGGTGAAGGCTACCTTCGATGGCATCATCGGCCAGGTGGTGGGCAACCTCGCCCCTGTGGTCACAAGTCTGGCCGAAGAGTTCATGGCGTTTGTGGAGTCCTTCAACAGCATCAGCGGCGAAGGAGGCGCAGGCGTCGCCAACGCCATTTCGGATGCCCTGCTGGATATTGCCGACTATTTCGCCGGCATCTTTGATTACGCAGTGGAGAACTTCGATGGGTTTGGCGTGACGCTGCAGGAAATTGGTTCCGTGTTTCAGTTTGTCGCCAACGTGTTCACGGCCGTAGGCGAGACGCTGCGGGCTGGGTTCAACCTGTTTCAGATGGCCGGCAATTTGTTTGCCATCGGCGTCGGCAAATTGCTTGAAGGCCTTGGAAGTTGGGTGTCGCAGGATCTGCAGCAGTTTGGCAAAGACATGGCCGCAAAAGCTGCTGAGCAAATGCAGCAGAACTCAGCCGAAGGCAGCCAAGCTCTTTCCAATGCTGGCGCCGCCGCAAGCGCCGCAGTCTTTGGCACGCCTGCCGCCGCGCCTGGTGCAGATGGCCCCGCCCGTCGCGCGGTGCGTGCCGCTCGCACACGCATGAACGACCAGGAAGCCAAGGCCCAACGGGAAGCAGCTCGCGCCGAGAAGGCCGCGCAAGACAAAGCGGCCCGCGAAGCGGCGGCCGCAAAAGCCAAAGCCGAGCGCGACGCCAAGGACGCAGAAGAGCGAGCCAAGAAGGCCGAGCCCGTGCTAGAGCGGGCGCAGGCAAAGCAGGATGACATCAGCAAGATGGAGGCAGAGCGTGCCGCAGCCCTTGGTGGCAAATCCAACGAAGCGCTCAAGGCAAACGACGTGCGATCCAGTGAGGGCATGTCGCAGTTTCTTGCCTTGGCCAGCGGCCGGGAAGATCCAGCCATTGCCGAGTACCGCAAGCAGACGCAGAAGCTTGACGAGATGAAGGCCGAGCTGCGTGCCCTGAATCAGCAAGCCGTAGACATTCTGGGAGCTGCTGCGTAATGGGCATCGTCAAAGTCACCGAGCTGCCGACCGTCACAGGCTCCCGCAAATTCGGCGAGCCGCCGACGTTTCAGCGCAAGTGGGTTGTTGAGGTGGACAACCCCACCACGTCGCAAACGGACATCAGCAACGCCCCCGGCGTGGCTTTTCTGGCGTCGCACCCCGAAGCGTACTACTGCCTGGCGATGAACGTGTCGGTGAGCAACTACAACAGCTCGCGCTGGCACTATGAGGTGACGTGGGACTACGAACTGCCGAAGCAGCAAAACGTGAATCCCAGCCCGCTGGCCCGCGCCGATATCTGGAAGTGGAGCACGGGCGGCTTGCAGGTGCCTGCCCTGTACTACTACGACGGCACCACGCTCAAGGTGCTGCAGAACACGGCCGGTGATTTCTTTGAAGGGGCCACGGTGGACATCTCGACGCTGCAAGCGTCGATCAGCGGCAACCGCCCGAACTTTGATTACGCACTAGCCACCACCGTCACCAACACAGTGAATTCCGACACTTACCTAGGCGCGCCGCCTGGCTCGTGGAAGTGCAGCGGCATCTCGGGGCAGCCCGCCGTGGAGGTGGTCAACGAAATCGAACTCCGGTATTGGCAGATTGAAGTCACGCTGGAATACCGGCCAGACAAATGGAATCTGCAGCTGCCTAACGTCGGCTGGAACTATCTCGACGGCAGTATCAAAAAACGGGTGTATGTGATTGACGCCGATTCGGGCGACAAGGTTCCTTCGTCCAATCCGCAGCCGCTCACGTCTGGTGGCGGAATCAAGACCGGCGCCCCCGACATCATTGAGCGTCGAGTGCAAAAGGAAGTGGCGTTTAATCAGTTTTTCGGCCAACCCACGCAGGCGTAAGGAGCAGGCATGCCAGACATCGTTTACACAGTTAACGGCCAGATCACGAAGGACGTGCTGGCTCAATCATTCGCGGCTTCTGGCGTGACCGCCGACATGTCTTCGGCTGGCATTTCCACGCAGACGCTTTCCCCAGGCACGAACGCAGCCAACACGGCCGCAATCAGCACGGCAAGCCTGTCGAGCGTTGGGTTGTTTTTTGCTCGCAACCTTTCCACGGTGAGCACGGCCACTGTGTCTTTCGGGCAGCTGTCGTCCGGGGCGCTGGTGCCCACCGTCTCGCTGCGTGGTGGTGAAGCCGCCGTGGGCCGCCTGGCGGCAGGCAACTACGCCGCCCAAGCCAACCTGACAGACACGAAACTCGTCATCACGATCGTTGAGGGCTGACGTGAGCAGCCAGAACGCCGGCAACGGCCCAAAACAGGGCGCTGGCAATCAGTTCGTGAAGTTCTCCCGGCAGTCTGCCCAGCGGATTGCCAAGGCCGTGCGGACGGTTGAGGGCGGCAACCGCGATCAGCCTGGGATCACGTTTGATCACCCGACGCCCAGCAACAACGCCAAGGTGTTTCGGATCGGTACTTTCACGGGTTCGTGGTCTATCGGTGCCACCAAAACCGTCACGTTCAAGTATGCGACCAACACGCCCAACACGGCGGTGGCAACCAATCTTTTCTGTGGCCTTTCGCCGGCAGCCTCGTGCGACGTTTCGATCGCCAAAGACGGCACGGCGTGGTATCTCGTGCAGCCAAACCTTTCGCAATTGCCTGGGTACTCGGCAAGCGGCACGCAGGTGATGGTTATTGCGTCCGGCAATCTTTGTTTTGTTGGAACAACGGCGTGCTGATATGGCCATTGCGACCAGAAACAATTTGCCAATTCTCAATCGCGGGAAGCTGGCAACAAATTGCGATTGCATTTGTCCGACGTGCGAATCCATTCTGGCGCAGAACGAGCTTGTGATTTCCGTGGCCGCATCTGACCGCATTGCCCTTGTCAAACACACGTTTCCAAACACACTTGCTTTATGCACGGCCGGAACCGAGTGGTGCCAGACTTTGCTTTGGCCTGGCGCAAATTATTCTGGAACATTTGCATTAACCAAGATTTCGTCGTCGCCCGCTAGATGGAAATACACATACCCGATTTCTGCACCTGTCTGCGCAAATCCTTTTTCCGGAACACCGCCATTTTTACAAATAGAAGCTTCGTGCGCTAGCAGTAATGAAATCTACCTAACCTTTACTGCTTTGATGTATACGCTAACGTATCAAGACAGACGCCGTGGCGGTACGTGCAGCGCACTTAGCAAGAACGATTTCGATTGCGTATACAGACAGGGTGGCGCCAATTGCGGTGGAGGCAGCAACTTTATTTCTTCAGGTCCGATTGCGCAAGACTATCAGATTGCGACTACAGTTTTGGCGTCTGATGCCAATCCAACTGCGTTTCCTGTTATCTACGACGTAATTTCAACATCACAGTTTCTGTCGCTATCTGGTGTTCAGACCCAATTAATTCCACCACAGCAGACCACAATCACAGACACAGGAAACAGCGGCGGATCTGCTATTGCCGTGTCGTTTGTTCCGCAATGAACTACATGGATTGCGTCGCTGATTTGGCTGATGGCGCCTGCGTGCGATGCAGGCTTCCGATGCGCGTTGGGGTAAGAAGAAATTGCATTGCTGCAAGCAGCTCCGGCGCTAATCATCCAGAGATTGTGGATGCGCCTCGTATTCCGCAGTCATCGCTAGGCACGCCCGCTGGCCCAGGCGCCGAGCTTTCCGCGCTCTTAAAGCGCTTAGGCATTGAGGCCACGCCCACCTGCGCCTGCCGTGCCAAGGCAAGCGAGATGGACGCCTGGGGATGCGACGAGGCCAGCCGGCCCGAGCGGATCGAAGAGGTTGTCGGCGTGATGCGAGCAGAGGCCGAGGCGCGCGGCCTGCCGTTTGTTGACATGGCTGGCAGGATGCTCGTCAGACGGGCGATTGCCAACGCCCGCAAAGCGGAGGCCCGCCGTGCCAAAGAAGCCAGCCAAGCCGCAGCCGAAGGCCCAGCGGCCTAATCTCGCCGAGCTCGACTTTGATGACGAAGAGGCTACGGGCCTCGGCATCCTCGACGATGACGGCAACATGGTCCTGCGGCGTGATGCCGCCAAGCCTGCAAAGGGAGTCGGCCGTGCCAAAGGCAAAGCCCGCAAGCCTGCTCGATGACGTGCTCGCCCGCACGGCAAACCGGCGGCCGGGATTCAAGACGTGGTTTGACCGTCTGCCGGCAGAGGCGCAAGCCGAGCTCGACGCCGTCCGCCAGGCGTTCGATCCCAACCTTCACCAAAAGCGTGCCTACTGCGAAGCAATCATGGCGGCAGCACAGACACGAGGCTGGGAGACGGCGGGCATCAACGCCGTAATTGCGTGGCTAAACGGAAGACGCTAGCCGAAGACGTAGCGAGCCGGATGAATGCGGCCACGCAGTTGGCCGCCGATGCCGAGCTCGCCCGCCTGCGTGCCGAGGTGGCCAGCCTGAAGGGCCGCTACAAGTCTGCACTGCAGGCTATCGACGCTGAACGCACCAGGGCCGACGCTATCGCCGGGCTGGTTGGGATCAAGGCAACGCAGCGGCCGGCCTCCAAGGTCGCCAAGGCCAAGCCGCACGACGCCACGATGGTGGTGCTGCTCTCGGACATTCACTGCGAAGAGCGGGTAGACCCTGAGACGGTGAACGGCCTGAATTCCTACGATCTCGACGTGTGCGAGCAACGCATGGCCGAGCTGCAGGAGCGGTTCTTTGTCCTGCTTGAGCACGAGCGGCAGCTCGCCAAGATCGACCGCGTGGTGGTGTGGTTGGGCGGGGATCTGATCTCGGGCCATATCCACCCCGATACTGCCGAGATGGCCCAGCTGGCCCCGCTCTCTGCGTGCCGATTCATCGGAGGCATCATGCGTGCCTTCATCGACCAGGTGGCCGACCACGCCCGCGAAGTGGTGGTGGCTACGAACAGCGGCAACCACGGGCGATCAACGGAAAAGCTGCGAGTGGGAACTGAGATGGATCATTCGTTCGAGCAGCACCTCTACCTGACAATGGCTGCGGCCGAGGCTCGCAAGAACGTCCGCTGGCAGATCGGCACCGGCTACTTGAACTACGTCGATCTCGATGGCTTCCGCGTGCGGTTCCACCACGGCCACGCCGTGAAGTACGGCGGCGGCATCGGTGGCATCACGATCCCGACGAACAAAGCGATTAGTGCGTGGGACGCCATCGAGCGTGCCGACCTCACCTGCTTCGGCCACTGGCATCAGTTCCAGTGGTTGCGTGCGGGTCGCTACGTGGCCAACGGCAGCGTGATTGGACACTCGGCCTACGCTACTCGCATCAAGGCGGCCTATGAGCCACCGTGCCAGGCGGCGATCGTCATTGACCACGGCCGGCACGAAGTCACGAAGGCCATGCCTATCTATTGCGACCGAGACTTGCGAAAGGGAACGAAATGACAGCGGCGTATTGCGAGGCGGCAAGGTGCCTGGGCGACTCGCTCTTGGCGGACTGCGAGAGCCAAGCGGCGGCCCTGCCGCGTGGATCAAGCGAATGGCGAAGGCTGCACGACGAGCTGTTGGCGTTGCACGCTGAGAAGACCGGGCAGTACGGCCATGTGGATTCCGCGTTCGCCAACGTCGAGGCTTCGGCCCTCTGCGGTGTTGAGCCTTGGCGGCGCTGCCTGTGCGATCTCTCGGACTGCGTTGTGCGTATGCAGCGATTCGCCAACGGGCAGCCAGTGGACTACGAGAACGCTCTGAAGGATGCCGCCATGTGGGCCATGATCTGCCTAGTTATGCTGCGGAGGGAACGTGGCTGAGCCCCTCTCTGACGCCTACCTGCAGCAGTGCGAGTTCGACGCCCGCAAGTTCTCCGGGGCGTACACAGGCACCAGCGGCACGCTGGCGGCCCATGTCATGCGGCTGCTGGCTGAGCTCTCCCGCACGAAGGGCGACCTGGCGGTGGAGCGGGCGCGGCGCGTGGACTCATGAGCCGGGCCAGCGGGTAGAGGTGTCGCAGGGCCTCCCTTCCCAGCGACGCCTCCCCGCTGTGCCCGGTTCAGCCAAAGTCGAGCGGCGGCAGGAAGTCTAGGGCCGAAGCCTCGCCCACGATCTTGGGATCTAGGTAGTGATCCCTGGTTGTCTTGCTGTCTTTGTGCGTCAAAACTTCCGTGGCATCTCCACCGGCAGCCTTCAGATAACTTCCGGCCGCTTTGCGAATTGCATGAAAGCCCCTCGGCTTTACGCCCGCCGACCGGCAGATGTACCGAATCCGCTGGTAGATGGAGTTCGCCGCCCTGTGGTCTGTCCAGGGCCACACGAGATCGTCAGAGGCTCGACGCCCGGCCTGGAGCATTGACGCTAGCTGCGGCGTGATCTGCCGTGTAATCGTTCTCCCGAGACCCTTGCGGTGCTCCGAGAGAAACGTGATCGTGCGGCGCGCTGGGACCACCTGCTCCCACCGCGTCTCAAGGTGCGA